GCAGGTATAAACATCAAACTTATTGCAAATTTTTCGGAATTGCATCATTTATCACATGCATCTTCGGCTTTTAACAATTCAAATTTTAAAACTGCTGCTTGTGTAATTGTTGACGGTGCAGGATCCGATTTAGAATATGGAAAAGAAAATGAAAGTATTTTTCATGCTTTTAGTTCGAAAAAAATTATGTGCGTCTATAAAAGTATTGTAGGTTCGTCGAAAGAAACTATTCAATCAAAAACTCCACAGTATGTAAATAAAAATCCTAAAATAGGTGTAGGAATGGTATATTCCGCAGTGACAACATATTTGGGATTTTCAAATCATGATTGCGGAAAAACTATGGGTCTTTCTTCATATGGAAAGGATGATCCCAGAATAAAATCAATGTTATCTGAAACTGGTGGAAATGCGGAATTATTTCAATTAAAAGATACAGATCAAAAGGTAATTTTATACAAAAATAATCGTGCAAAATTTAAAGAATATGATTATATTTTTTATTCGAAAAATAAAGATGAAGAATTTATAAAATTATCAAACCTCTCTTATAAATTACAAAAAGAATTCGAAGATTATATTTTTGAATTAATTATGAAATCCATTGACCTTACTGGAGAAAAAAATGTAGTTTTGGGTGGAGGGTGTGCGTTGAATTGTGTTGCCAATTATAATATCATGAAAAGACTTCCACCAGAAATAAATCTATATGTGGATCCAGTTTGCGGTGATGATGGAGTTTCAATGGGTGCCGCAAAATACCAATACAAAATAGATTCACAAAAAGATGTTTCACTAAAAACACTATATCTTGGCCAGCAGATAGAATACAACTATCAATTAAACCAAAATGAATCAGAGAAGAAAGTTTCTCCAAAAGAAGTTGCTGAACTAATTTCTAAAGGAAATATTGTTGCAATATGTCAAGGAAGATCCGAAGCAGGTCCAAGAGCACTTGGTAATAGATCTATTTTATTCGATCCAAGAGTAGAGAATGGCAAAGAAATAGTAAATCGTGTCAAAAAAAGAGAGTGGTGGAGACCATTTGCAGGAACAGTTCTTTGGGAACATTGTAAAGACTGGTTTGATATGAATAGACTTGAAGAAAGTCCTTATATGATGTATGCTGTAGATGTATGGGGAGATAAAAGATCTATAATACCATCCATCACTCATGTAGATGGAACTTGTAGAATTCAAACTTTAAAAAAACAACATAATCCAAATTACTATGAGTTAATCGAAGAGTTTTATAAATTAACTGAAGTTCCAATTTTATTCAATACTTCATTTAATCTTGCTGGAGACACAATAGTTGAAACAATTGATGATGCATTTAATACTCTAAGAAATAGTGAAATTGAATATATGTATCTTCCAGAAATCAGTAAATTAATTTATGTACCAAATGAAAAAAATCTTTGTTAATGGAACGTTTGATGTTCTTCACCGAGGACATCTAATGCTTCTTAATTATGCAAAAAGTTTAGGAGATGTTCTTTATGTTGGTATAGATACTGATGAAAGAGTTAGAGAAAACAAAGGGTCATCAAGGCCAATTCATTCTCTCGAAGAAAGGGTATTCATGTTACAAAATCTTAAATCAGTTGATCATGTTTTAGATTTTGCAAGTGATGAAGAATTAGAAGGTCTTGTAAAAATTATAAAACCTGATATAATGGTAGTGGGTAGTGATTGGAAAGATAAGTCCGTCATAGGTTCATATTATGCAGCAAAACTTTTATTTTTTGATAGAATAGATGAATACTCCTCAACAAAAATTATTCAGAGTATTGTTGATCGGGGATAGTTGTACTGATCAATATGTTTATGGTGAAGTTAAAAGACTAAATCCTGAAGCACCGGTTCCTGTCCTTGATTACAAGAGAACCGAAATTCGTCAAGGAATGTCGTGGAATGTTTATAATAATCTTAAGTCATTTGGGCTCGAAGTTTATATGATGACCAATGATGAAAAGATTATTAAAACACGATACATTGATGAAAAAACTAATCAACAGATTTTACGAGTAGATAATGAGGTCACTTGTAAACCAATGCCTTATGAAATTCCAAATGAAGATTGGGATGCAGTAGTAATTAGTGATTATAATAAAGGATTTATTACAAGTGAAAAACTATTTGAAGTAGTTTATAAAGTGAAGTGTCCAGTGTTCATCGATACTAAAAAAACAGTATTTCCAAAAGATAACTGTTATATAAAAATTAATGATATTGAGTATGGTAAGTTAACTCAAAAATATGAAAATCTTATCGTAACTCATGGCGCAAAAGGTGCCGAGTATGATGGTGTTATGTATCCAGGCGAAAAAGTAAATGTATATGATGTAGTAGGTGCAGGAGATACCTTTCTTTCTGCACTTACTTATGGATACTTAACTCAGGAATCGATTCAAAAAGCAATACCATTTGCAAATAAAGCAGCTGCTATTGCAGTTCAAAATCCAGGAACTTATATTTTATCCGAAGGTGATGTAAATGATTTATGTAATTGATATAGATGGAACTATCTGCGATAAAGATATTTGTGGAGAAGATGGTAATTATGAATTAAGTATTCCAAAGAAAGATAGGATAACCAAAATAAATGAGTTGTATGATGCGGGACATGTAATTAAATACCTTACTGCTCGTGGAATGGGTAGACATAAAGATTCGAGAGTATTGGCTCACAAAGACATGTATGATTTAACATACAATCAATTAAAATCCTGGGGATGTAAATTTCATCATTTGATTATAGGTAAACCTGCAGGTGACGTATACATAGATGATAAAGGAATTAATGACAATGACTTCTTCAATTAAACTAGTCCCTAAGGGATGGGGATTTGAAAAATGGATTGTTAATAATGAAGAGTATTGTGGAAAACTCTTATATTTTGTAAAGGGTAAGAAGTGTTCCTGGCATTATCATATACTTAAAGACGAAACATTTTATATTCAATCTGGTAAAATTCTACTTCTATATGGTGAAGAAGATGAGTTAACATCTTCCGATGAACTCATTCTAGAAAAAGGCGATAGGTTTCATATTACACGAGGCATGAGACATCAAATGACAGCATTAGAGGATACTGAATTATTTGAATTCTCTACACAACATTTTGACAGTGATAGTATTAGAATAATTAAAGGTGATTAAGATATTCTTTAACTGTTTTGAACTTATAATTACCAATCCAACTCATATCAGCACAAGTATAATCTTGATATTTACCTTTTAAATGGTCGGGGAAGTCGATATATTCGATTTCCCCTTTTTGATTTTCTGCGACAAGTTCTGCAACTTCTTGAAAAGATACTGGAGATCCCGTCCCAAGATCATAAATTCCGGATAAGACATTGTTATTCAATACAACATCGACAACATCATCAACACAAACAAAGTCTCTCAAAAATTTATCAGAACCTTTGAATAGTTGCAATTTACCAGTATCTTTTATTTGTTTTGTGAATTTACTTATAGGACTGGATTGATCTCCTTTATGATCTTCTCCTTCCCCATAAACATTAAAGTATCTAAATCCTTGAATACTTGAAAATTTATCTATGTTATCTTGAACGAAATAATCTACTTGTAGTTTTGTAATCGCATAATAGTTTAATGGGTTCATCTGATCTTTTGTATTTCCATACACCGATGCAGATGATGCATATTTAACTGGAATCTGATACTCTATTGCTTTTTGAAATAAGAATAAACTAAAAGCAACATTGTAATGATGTAAGGTTGATATATTTTTTTCAGTAGTTGAAGAAATAGCCCCTTGATGAATAATTAGAGACACTTGATCCCATTTATCAAATCCACTTATAAATTTATATGCATTATTCTTTTCCAATTCCATTACTGGATCCGTAATATTCTCAAGAAATTTTTTTCCAATAAACCCAGCCGAACCAGTAAGAAGTATCATATTAATAAAACAGAAATTTGTAGAGATAAATATTTTTATATTCTAATTATAAAGTAATTTAATATGTATGGCATCACCTAACAGCAGGAAAGAGTTGATAGAGTATTGTCTTCGTCAGTTGGGGAAACCCGTCTTAGAGATTAATGTTGATGAAGATCAGATCGACAATCTCGTAGATGATGCAATTCAATATTTTTATGAAAGACATTATGATGGCATTGAACGTGTATTTTTAAAACATAAACTTACTTCTGCAGGTAAAGATACTGTATCCCAATCAGCGCCAGTAGGGTCTGCAACCACGTCTCCGGTCGTTGTTGGTGCAGGGTTGACTTCTGCTACATATGTCGAAGGAGTGAACTATCTACCCCTGCCAGATAGTATCATCGGAGTAAACAATGTTCTCAAAATCAACGCTTCTTCCGTTTCCGATGGACTCTTTAATATTAAATATCAAATTTTCTTAAATGATGTTTACTATTATGGCGCATTGGATCTTTTGAATTATGCAATGGTTAAAAGATACTTAGAAGATCTTGACTTTCTTTTAAATCCTACTGCACAAGTTAGATTCAATAAACTTAATCATAAACTATATCTAGATATAGATTGGAGACAAGTTCCTGCAGATCAGTACATTATAATTGATTGTTACAGAGTTGTGGATCCTGCGAATGCTCCAAGATTATATAATGATTGGTGGTTAAAAAAATATCTTACTGCTCTGATTAAGAAACAGTGGGGTCAGAATATGATCAAGTTTCAAGGAGTTCTTCTTCCCGGAGGAGTTCAACTTAATGGCAGACAGTTGTATGATGACGGAGTTTCTGAAGTTGAAAAATTAGAACAACAACTTAAAAATGAATACGAATTACCACCAATGGATCTCATAGGTTAATATGTCACCACTCAATTCTTATTTTCTACAAGGATCGCCGAGTGAGCAAAGACTTATTCAAGATCTAATCAATGAACAACTTAAGATGTATGGACAAGATGTCTTATATCTACCAAGAAGGATCATTGGAGAAAATACAATTATTAAAGAAATCACTGCATCAAAATTTGATGATAGTTTTCGCATTGAAGCATACTTAATGAATTCGGAAGGATTTGGTGGTAATGGAGATTTATTAAGTAAGTTTGGAGTCAGAAGTAATGATGAAATAAATTTAGTCATTTCCAAGGAAAGATACGATGACTTTATTTCACCGTTATTAAAACTATGGCCTGCAGATGAGTTGAAATTAGCTACAAGGCCACAGGAGGGAGATTTAATATATTTCCCTTTGGACGAATCTTTATTTGAAATTAAATATGTCGAAGGAAAGAAACCATTTTACCAACTCAATAATCTTTATGTTTATGAATTGAGATGTGAGAGATTTGAATATGAGGATGAAATTATTGATGTTCCAGAAGTCGATTTGGCTGGAGCTGAGGTAAATGAGTCCTTTAAAGATCTTGGAAACATTTATACTATTCAAATGGTTTCTGCTAATGCTGCAGTTGCTGTAGCTACAGTAGGATTTGCAACTACAACCCCCAACTCAAAATCTGTTCAATACATTGACATTATCAGTGAAGGTTATGGATATAATGCAACACCAACCGTTACGATTTATGCACCCGTTGGAGGAGGAAAGGCTGCTACTGCTGTAGCGATTATGACAACTCGTTCTGGACTTCCTCAAAGTTTCATTAAAGAAATACAATTAACTCATCCTGGATACGGGTACACAACACCCCCTACAGTCGTCATAAGTGGCGGGGGAGGTCAGGGGGGTATCGCTACCGCAATTATATCCACAGGGGTTCTTGGACCTATTGGCATTGTCACCGGCGGAGTTGGATATTCAACCGCGCCAACTGTGACGATCACTCCAATATTCATTCCATCGGGTGTTGGAGTTTCTTCTAATATTAACAATGCGAAAGCAATATCAATTTTAAATGCCAACGGATCTGTTGCTGCAGTTAGATACACAAATGTTGGTGCAGGATACACATTTACTCCAACGATTACATTCTCAAGTCCAACTGCGGTTTCTTTTGGGGAATATAACTATAATGAAGTTGTGACTGGAACAAAAACTGGAACGACTGCATATGTTAAGAGTTGGGATGCACTTAATAGAGTTCTAAAACTTTCTGTTGTAGATGGGATATTTGCTCTGGGAGAATCTATTGTAGGAGCCGCAGCCAGCTATAGAGTATTATCAATAAAAAATAATGAGTTCTTAGATGCATATGCACAGAACGTAGAGATTGAAGAAGAAGCTGATTTGATTATAGATTTCAGTCAAAAGAATCCTTTTGGTGAATACTAAATACTTAATACCGAGTAAATTGTATTATGATATCTAATTATTTCTATCACGAAATAGTGCGAAAAACTATTATATCTTTTGGCACTTTGTTTAATGGGATTCAAATTAAACACAAAGATAATGCTGGAGATGATTTTAGTATTATTACCGTACCCATTGCTTATGGGCCCATTCAGAAGTTTTTAGCCAGACTTGAACAAGTTCCCGATTTAAAAAGAAAAGCATCTATAACTTTACCCAGAATTTCATTTGAAATGACTGGAATCCAATATGATGGCGCAAGAAAATCTTCTACGATGCAGACATTTAGGTCGGTAGATAAAACTTCTGGCGACATTGTAAAAGTTTTTATGCCGGTTCCATATAATATAAATTTTAGACTGTCTATTATATCAAAATTAAATGAAGATGCTCTGCAGATAGTGGAACAAATACTGCCATATTTTCAACCCAACTTTAACATTACTGTGGATTTAATTTCGGCTATCGGAGAAAAAAGAGATATTCCAATTATTTTAAACAATATCTCAATGGAAGATAATTATGAAGGAGATTATACGACTCGTAGAAATTTAATTTATACCTTAGATTTTACCGCAAAAACATATTTATTTGGCCCTGCTGGAAGTCCAAATGATGCAATCATTAAAAATGTACAGGTCGATTATTATACCAATACCAATAGAAAAAATGCTTCAAGACAATTAAGATATATTGCAGAACCAAGAGCTCTAAAAGATTATAATTCAGATCAAATCACATCTGTTGCAGAATTTATTTCTACAGATATAACTAAGTTCCAAGTTTCCGATGCAACGCCGTTGGTAATTGGATCGTATATTCAAATTGGTGAAGAATCGATGTATATTAAAGAAATTGATGGCAATGTTCTTTTAGTAAATAGAGCTCAAGATTCTACTACAATTGCAGAACATCAAATAGGGGCTTCTGTTAATGTAATTAATGATGCGGATGATGAATTGATTGAACCCGAAGATGATTTTGGATTCAGTGAATACCAATTTGATTATGAAGATGGCAAAATTTATAGTTCAGCCAAAGGTCAAGATGTATGAGTTTTGAAGATATTGATAAAGCCTTAAATATTGAAGCCACATCAACAAAATCGGAAATCGTAGAAATTGAACCAATAAAGATTCAACCATCTATTCAGGATATCAATCAGATTCAAAAAGATTATGAGTATTCACGAGGTCAATATTATTCAATTATCGAAAAGGGACAAGAAGCTATAGATGGAATTTTAGAACTTGCACAAGAATCGGATTCACCTAGAGCCTATGAAGTTGCAGGTCAGTTAATTAAAAGTGTAAGTGATGCTACTGATAAACTTTTAGATCTTCAAAAGAAAATGAAAGATATTCACAAAGAAGATAAAGGAAATCCTGCAACCAGTGTTACTAATAATGCAGTTTTCTTTGGTTCAACAGCTGAACTTCAAAAGTTTTTAAAGACCTCTGGGAATCAAAATTCATCTAAATAAAAATAGGAAACTCATAGATATAAATGAATAAACTGACCTTTAAAGAATGGTCTATTCTTGCAGACCTGGAAACTATCAATCTTCTCGA